AGACAGATTGTGATTTTACGTTATATTCACGCTTAGATGATAGTACAAGTTGTTTAAATAAAAAAATAGTTTATGATTTAGATGATTCAATAGATATTTATGAAGTTTCAACTATAAAATTCTTACTTGTCGAGTTTAGACTCGGTGAAAAACCTTATAAGATTGACTTGAAAACAGATACCTATAATTTTTATATAGTTGGAAACAAGTTCACGAAACAATTTTTCCAATATTATTTGACCGAAATTTTAAAGATTACGGAAAGTGCTGACAAATTTAGTCTTCACATTATCGACCATGAGGTTAACGAGGTTGAAATAGATTTTTCTGATGAAAACGACCATATTTTGTTAGAGAAAGCAGGGTACAAATTATCTATTACAAATAAAATAAATGCCAATAGTGAAGAAAAGGAAAAAGAATAATATATATATTATAAAACAATTTAAAAAAAAATTGAAATAATTAAATACAAATGGAATCCCAGCAAATTACAATGACGACTGAAACACCGAATAAGGAAGAATATAATAAGTTATCTGATAAATGGACACTTTGGGCACATTTACCTCATAATACTGATTGGAGTATTAAGAGTTATATACCAATTACAACATTCACGACTGTAGAAGAGACAATAGCAGTAACCGAGACATTGCCGCCGATTTTAGTAGAAAATTGTATGTTATTTATGATGCGGGAAGGTATTAAGCCGACGTGGGAGGACCCAAAAAATAGGAACGGTGGGTGTTTTTCGTATAAGGTTTCTAATAAAAATGTTTACAAGGTTTGGAAGGATCTAACTTATGTTGTAGTGGGAAATACAATTAGTAAGCAGTTGTCATATGTGAATTGCGTAAATGGGATTACCATTTCTCCTAAAAAAAATTTCTGTATTATAAAAATTTGGATGTCAGACTGTTCAAATCAAAATCCATCGGTTGTTACAACTGATTTGAAAGGTCTGACACCTCAAGGGTGCTTGTTTAAGAAACATACGCCAGAATATTAAAAATATAAATATAAAATATCAATTTAAAAATTTGTTTGAATAATAAAATATAATGAAGTACCCATATATTATATTTTATAGATTAGAAAAACACTCAGATATCGACAATTTTTTTATTGAAAACAATGAAAAGCTAAATTGCTCTTTATTTTTTACAAGTGATAAAGAAGACCTAAACAAACTTTTCGATTCCAATTACCAAATATTAATTACGTATGGTGATAACGAAAACGAATATATATCAAGCGTTAACTCAATAATAGCGGAAAGAATGCGCAACCGTTGGATTCATTTTAAAGAAATACCAGAAATCAATGAATTTAACAGATCAGTTAATTATTGTTACATACATAATTGTACATTCGAGAGAGAACTTGTTAGACCCATTTTTTCCGTTTTCACACCAACATATAACTCCTACCATAAAATTGAAAGAGCATATAATAGTTTAAAAGCTCAAACACTTAAGGATTGGGAGTTAGTAATTATTGATGATTCTCCAGATGATGACCATTTCAATTTTTTGAGAAAGTTAATGATAAACGACTCGAGAGTTCGTCTTTATAGAAAAAGTGAAAATAATGGTAATATTGGAAATGTGAAAAACGAGGCGGTTGGATTATGTAGAGGAAAATACGTGTTGGAGTTTGACCACGATGACGAAATTTTACCATTTGTTTTAAAAGACTCGGCTACATATTTTGACGCCAATCCCGAGGTCGGTTTTATTTATATGGATTGTATTTCATTGTACGAAAATGGATCAAACCATTTTTTCGGTGATTTTATTTGCAAGGGTTATGGAAGTTATTATTGTCAAAAATATAACGGTAAATGGGTTTATGTTTACAATACTCCAAATATTAATAATATCACAATGAGTCATCTTGTTTGTTGTCCAAACCACCCAAGGATTTGGCGAAAAACAGCACTAATTGAGGCTGGAAATTATTGCGAGTTTTTACCTATTTGTGATGATTATGAAATAATACTTCGTACTTCTATAACCACAAAAATTGCCAAAATACATAAGTTTGGATATATTCAGTACATGAATGATAATAATAATAATTTTTCGTTAATCAGAAACGGTGAAATAAATCGAATTGGTCCTAATTTTATAAGCCCAATATTTTATGAAAGATTTAAAATTAATGAACATATGAAAACTCTCGATGCTCACGAGGATGAAAAGTATATTCATAATTATAGTAAAATTTGGAAGAGAGAAGATTCATATGAACATAAATATTGTAATAAAATAGTAAATTTAGATTATGACAAGCAGTATTGTATAGTTGGGTTTGACAGTTTGAGTATGAATATAGAGAAAATTACTTCTCTCTATCAAGATATAAGAAATGATTTTTTCTTGATTGAAAATAAATGTGATATTGGACAACTACATTATATTTTAGATAGATATGGATTTACAAGATTCAAATGTTATACATTAATGGATGAAACACCTGAAGTGCTAATTAAACATTTTATGATAAAATACAAATCGTGTGAAAAATATGAGATTATTAATAATTATATATATAAACCAAAATATAATACGGGTTTTTCACAAAGACACGAAGTAATTAATTCTGTAAGTAAACCAGATGACAAATATTTGGAAATAGGTGTAGAAACCGGGTACACGTTTAACAACGTTCAGATGCAAAATAAAGTAGGTGTTGATCCTTCACCACATTTTGAATCAGAAAAATTGGTTCTTAAAACATCAGATGATTACTTTGAAAGTTTAGACCCAAATACCAATCCCAAATTTGATATTATTTTTATTGATGGACTTCATCAGTGCGAACAGGTCGCTAAAGACATAAATAATAGTATTCGTTTTTTAAATGAAAATGGAAAAATATTAATTGATGATATAATACCATTGAATTACCACGAACAATTAAAGATACCCGTTAAACACGAATATCAAGATGGCGTATTAAAAACATTGATTCCTTGGACAGGCGATGTATGGAAAATATTGTATCATATATTATCTGTTTATTCCCAATATGTTGAATTCACTTATTTCTATCATTCATATTATAGAGGTGTGGCAGTTTTACAAATTAAAGAATCATTTCAAATTCCTGACACTGAATTAGATGTAATTAATAATTATAATTATACAAATGATTTTGTAGTGTATATAGATTTAATAGAAAATTTCAAAGAAAGACAAAATAATATAAAATATACAAGAATTCATATTACGGTTATTTCTGATACAGATGAAGATGAAGTTGAAAATGAAGTTGAAAATGAGTAAATATGTAAATTAATAATATATTAAATTATATTATTAACTAATAAAAATAATTAAAAATAATAAATGTTTTCTACTAATTTTCTTGGCTTATTATGTGTTTTTGTATGGTTTGCAATTATATTTTTATTAACATCTTTTTTTAAGATAACCTCTTTTTGTACATTTGCGGTATATTCAGATACATTATTTTTCTCTTTATTTAAAGAATTGTCAATTTGAAATGATGCTTGTTTCATATAATAATAATATAATACTTATTTTTAAGTTATATTATTATTTAATTACTAATTAAAGAAATTATAATATATTTCTTATAAATGGAATTAATTGAAAAAAACGGACCATATTTATGTTTAAATATGATTGTTAAAAATGAGGGTCACATTATAAAAGACACGCTAACAAAACTCTTAAAAAAGGTTCCAGAAATTGATTACTGGGTTATTTCAGACACCGGCTCAACAGATAAAACAAAAGAAATTATCTCAGACTTCTTCAAAGAGAGAAATATCAATGGCGAACTATTTGACGATGAGTGGAAAGATTTTGGACATAACAGAACACTCGCACTCGAACACGCTTTTGGGAAAAGCAAATACTTATTGGTATTTGACGCCGATGACGAAATTTGCGGTGATTTTGTTTTACCCAATTTAGTATTAGATTCATACAATTTTCAATTTGGCGACGCAAATGGCACCAGTTATATAAGAACACAAATAATAAATAATAAGAAAAAATGGAAATATGTTGGTGTTTTACACGAAATCATAACTTGTAGTGAACAAACAAACGGTATGGATATTATCAAAGGTAAATATTACACTATTTCGGGTAAATCTGGGTCACGAAGTCAAGATCAAAATAAATACCAAAAGGATGCGTTGGTTCTTGAAAATGCTTATGAGGAAGCGGTTAAAAATAATGATGGGCTTTA